CTACGACGTACGTGACTGCAGTTGTAGCACTTGTTTTTGCTACGTTCTTAAACTTCATAGATTCACATCCCGTTGTCATCATGAAGGCAATAACTAACGAGATTAACAGAAGTATTCTAATAAAGAAACTCATTCACTTTAACCATTTTTCGATCTTGGTGATCATAAAGTTACAGAAGAACTTAACCTTATTTAATATCGTTACTTTTAAAAATCGCCCATTTTTACCTCTTATTATATTTCCAGTTCTCATGTCTTCTCCTCATGCACATTGTAAATATGGGAAAAGGATCCAACAATCACCTATGCATAATGGCATTGTCATTTCTTTTGCCCTTCTCTCAATATTGAATAGATTTCGCCTAGCATCTTTTCTATCTTATCAATCTGGTGTGAGTACTCATCTCTATGTACAAACTCTTTATGTAAATTAATCTGACAAGTAGTTACTCTATCTTCAATATCTTTAACGGTTTTGTTAGTTGATTTCAACAAGGCTATTAATCCAGTCGAAATAATACTGACAAGTGCTAGTACAACATCGCTTAATTCCATTCATAATTCCTTAGTTAATAATCAAACTATAGCCTCATATCCCATAGTTTCTATGAAATCTAAACCTAAAAATGAATTAACAATCCCGATGTCATCCTTACTAAGTTTGCTAGGGGTTTCTTTACATTCGTAATCAAAATCGTCTTTGGTAAACCCCATAGAGCAACGTATAGGTTCATCATGTAATTTAAAGTTACTCTTAACCTTTCCGCGTCCTATTTTATCCACTATTTTCTTAACCGTTTGTTCAGCCTTATCCCTGTGTAAAAAGTCTTCATACTTAACATACTGAATATTGTTTGCTTTTGCAAAATCAATCCACTCTGTATAGAAGTCTTTGTACATCATAACTAAATTCCTTGTCTTACAACCGTTCTCATCAGTGTGAATTTCGTTTGTTTCTTCAGTACACATGTTCTCAAGCCACATATAAGGATTTCTAATTACAATCAAAAACCCTTCCTGCGGAATATTGGCGTTTTTCAAGTCCTCAAGGTCTTCAGGGAAACAGTGTTTAGAAATAATCTTGCCATCTTCAACAAGATAACCTCTAAACGATAAATCTTCAGTGTTCTTGTTAAGAATAACCTCTAAATAATTAGAACCAACCCTTTGTAGCCCAATTAAAAATAAGTTCATAACTAGACTAAATTATCTTCGCCCCACTCTAGTGAAATATCACTAGATTCTAAAATAACTAAATAATCTGATGATAAAGGTGCTTCTCCCTTTTCGCCCTCATTTGGAGTGTTCAGCCAAGACTCGTAAGCCGTTTTAAAATCTGCTACATTGTTTTTGGTTATCACTTCGGCTTTAACCTTAACAACAGAAGTTCCTTGTGTTTCTTGAACTAATGCTATTTCAACATTTGAGTAATCAATAATCCCATCGGAGTTTGCATCGGTATCATGTGATTTGTAATGTAGGTAATCATTAGGTTGTCCGCCTCCACCGTGAGTAACATTAGGACCTGATACTATTTCAATAGTATGTGATACCACTTCCATATCCTGACCGCCTGAGTCAAACAACACCTCTAAAGTATCTTCGGCTGTGAATTGACTCCCTATTTTTCTTCTTATTTGTAAATTCATAATATTTTCCTTTAACTAATTTGTGATGTGTTACCTGATAATGCTGAACCTGCTGAACCCGATACTGAGCCGTTAGAACCTGCTGAACCACCGCCACCACCACCTGAGCCACCAACACCAGGGTAGCCTGAGCCACCGCCACCGCCGCTAGAGCCTGAATTTCCTAAGTCGCCACCATCACCACCGCCACCACCATAGGAACTACCGCCACCACCTGCGCCACCCGTAGTTGCACCTGCTGAACTACCTGAGCCACCACACGCACCTGAACCTGTACCACAACCAGCGCCACCGCCTGAGCCACTAGCAGCACCACCGCCACCACCACCGCCACCTTTCCTTTCTAAAGTGGCTGCGTAGCCGTAGCCACCACCACCACCACCACCGCCACCGCCTGTGATAGTTTTAGTTCCTGCTGAACCACCTGTTCGTGTTCCTGCTGTGGAGAATATTACAGATAAATAACTATCTGCTGTCTGAGAGTGTTCAAAAGCATTACCACCATTGTTTGCTGCATCTGCTGAACCTGTGCCACCTGAACCTGATGAACCTGAACCAGCACCACCTGATTGATGACCACCATTACCACCACCGCCACCATTAGCACCTGCGGATGTATCAGAACCCGTTACACCTACAATAGAGCCATTATTAGTAATCGTTATACTAACACCTGATGACCAACCTGTGTCTGTCTTCATAGCAGGGATGGTACTTGATGTTGAGCCTACCGTAACACCTGCGTTAATCGTAAGAATAACAGGGGTTGATTTATCACCACCTGCTGCAATACACGCTGTTCCGATATTGTAATCGTTAGTGTTGGTTGAGATGGTTAATACAGTTGCAGCAACACAGTCATAGAAACTATTAAAGTTAATCTCGCCTGACGTTGCAACACCTGGGTTTGCTCCTGCGGGTACTTTACTACCACCACCATAAAATTCACTCATTGAGTGCGGTGCGGTATCTGCAAATTCACCTACAATATCTGTTGCAAAAGATAAAGCGCCTGAACTTTTAATTGCCATAAGTTACTCCTTAGATTGTTCCGTATGCTGTAACGTCCCCAACTACTGTGAAGTTGCCTGACGCATCGAGTTTTGCTTTGTTCACACCACCTGTTGCAAACTTTAAGATACCTGCTGCTTCTGTGATAGTCCAATTACCTAAATCAACAGTTGTAATGTTTCCTGTTGTGGTTGTTAGAGTAGTAATCGTTGCTGTAGATAATGTTCCACCTGATGCAAGTTTAGTGCCTAACTGAGTTTGAATTGCTGATGTAACACCATCAACAAAGTTTAGTTCAGCAGGTGTTGCTGTTACTATAGTTCCGTCAATCTCTAAGTCTGTTAAGTCAGGTGAGATTTGTACTCCACCGTCTAATAAATTATCAAGAGTATCTAAGTTAGTGTTTATCTTAGTACCCCATGTGTCTGCTGACGCACCTACTTCAGGCTTAGTCAGGCTATAAGTTGTTGTAGTTGTATCTGCCATTTTATTTTCCTATATTAATATGTACCTTTCCACACTCGTAGTTTATCAAATTCACCACTGAGTATTTTCTTTTTTACGACCTCTTGTCGTGCATGGGTATCACTCCATTTGATTCCTGCTTCTTTGCACCATTCCTGGATTAAGAACATGGGTATTGTACCAACCAGTTTGCTTTCGCCTATACCGTCCAGCTTCAAACTTCTTAGTTGTTGAGCTCGATCTAGGGTAGGGGCAACATCATAAGTATTCTCAACAATAATCTTTTGTCTAGATTCATCGAAATGGACTTTTTCACCTATTTTCATTTTATCCTTTTAAAACTCTTTCCTTTATTATACCATAGGAAAAAAGATTATTGTTGAGAATACCAGTTAATGATCCCTGCCGAAACAGGGATCAAAATCAACTTTGTATTAAATCCTATTAAGAAGTAGTACAGTCAACAACTGCGCCTGAAGCTTTCTCATTTTTAGAGATAAGCGTAAGCTCAGTTAACACTTGACGTTTAGTTGAGTCACCAGTTTTAGCTAGCTCTGTGTTCTTAGTCGCACGTAATACGCCGCAAGACCACATGTCATTTTGCATAATCCAAACATCTCTTCCACGATTCTCACGAGATGGAACGAATTCTACCGTGCCCCAAGGTGTAACGTATACGTCTAAAGACTTAACAACTTTCTCGTCGCCTGCTTGTACAGTTGAACGTTGGTTGTTGTTACCTGTGAAGTCTAAAGCCTTATTCATCTGGAAAGATGATAAGTACACAGTGTCAGGACGTCCGCCTTCAGCCCAGATCTCTTGCATTGTCAAATCGAAATCAGCCTGTGTAAACACAGTTGCTGTTCCATCTGTACGTGCAGTTGCACCTGGGATTGAACCTGCAGGGTTAGCACCTGAGCCACCAACATTATTCACGTTGGTAGTCATGTACGCACCTACACCTGCTAACTCACGAGCTGCAGTAGCTGAACCTGCCACACGAGTATTGTTATCAAACAAAGCTTTTTCAATATCAAGCTTTTGCTCTTTAGCAATCTTAAGCGTTTGGTAGGCCATTTCTGCAGAACGACCAGCTTTATCTAAGCTGCTATCTGTGTCAGGAATAGTCACTGCGTTTTTAAAGATCTGAGTATAGTTACCCAGACGAGTTGTTGCTGTACGTGCTTCTGCAACTGTGTCGTCACCTTCAATGTGAGCGTTTGCTGCTGATGAACGTAATGCATCTGTTTGCCACTCGTGTAAAGTGTTAGATGCGCTTACTTTTTTACAAGCCGAATAGAACGGGGTATCTTCAGGTGAAATGTCGTAGATTACGTTTTCCAAGTCCTCACGGATACCAACCGCGTCATAGCTATCATATGTATTTGTTGGTTGTGCCATTATAGTACTCCTATTTTAAGCATTTAAAATTAAACCCAGTGCATCATTGATGCTACCTGAGCCTCTAAGTTTCGCCTTTTGGCGTTCACGAACTTTGCCAGCATTAGGTTTATTAGTTCTTTTAGCTCCTGCCTTAATCACCTTTTTAACCTTCTTGGTCTTTTTCACTGCTTTGGTTTTGCCTGCTATAATTTCTTGATACTTCATAGCATCATGCAAAACCTTAAGAGCTCTATGATCCATTACCTGCCCAATCTCTTCGGCACTATAACCATAGTTCTTACTTCCAATTTCTACCAGTCTACCTTTGATTTCTCTTGCCTTCCCGGCGTCAGAGAACTCAGGGATAACTCTCTGAAGTTCTTGCATCTCACGTTTCAAATATGTTTGCTTTGCATGTTGTTCAGCTTGTGTATTCTGCTGACTAACTTGCTGATAAGCTGCTATATCTTTATCGTAATTCTCCTTAGCCTCGTCGTATTTCATCTTTTGATCCATGTAACCTAGTGGATCATTTTCAAACATGTCACGTGACGGTGCTTGGGGAGCTGCTCCTACTCCTCCTGATTGTAATTGTTCAAACAGTTTTTGTACCTGCTGACGTTCATTAAGTAATGCTTCATAAACACCCTCAGCTTCTTTACGCTGTTGTGCTGCTTCTTGCATTCCTTTTTGGACATATTGCTGCCCGCTATAGCCTTGCTTTAGGTCATCTAAGGTTACTTGTACTTCCTGTCCATCTATCTTGACAGAATAG